TCGGGTCAAATAGGGGGTCATATATTCCATGTTCATATTTTGTAAAATGAGAAGGGTCAAGTGACATAATAAAAGCATCCCGATAGTTATAATATCTTGGAGGTGCACCTTCTGCGCGGTCCATGGGGATATCGCTCTCTTTAAGAAGAAGATGTGAAACTATATGTGATACAAGCGATGGATTTCCTGGGTCATAAAATGGTCGACCATATGTTCTTGTATGGACGTCATTTAACATAGTTTTAAGTAAAAAAGAGATTTCGTCTTTTTTTCCTTTTGCGTATCTTCTTGAGTTATGTTTTTTAACTAACTTTCTCTTTTTTCCAACTTTTTTTGTTTTTACCATTATACTATAAACTATAAAATATTTTATTATAAACTATTATTATAAAATATTATAATAGTATATAAGCATGGCTCTCAACAAATCAAATGTGTTAAAAAAAAATAGAAACATTAAGCAAAAAACAGATATAACGCAATTATTTAAGTTAATATACGAAAAAAAGAGTTTTTTTGCATTAATTTTAATAACTTTAGTAATTCAGCTTTACATTACTTATTATGTAAGTGAAAATTTTGATATAGAAAAAGATGAAGATCCTAAAACATTCAACCCTAAACTTATTGCCGCATATATAACTGCCTTTATTATAATTCTAATTCTAGCGCTTATTACTATGCCACCAGAGTTAAAATTTATTTTATTTTCTCTCTTTTCTTGTGCTTTTGGACTAATTTTAGGATATAGAAAGTCACTTTATGATCCTAATACAATAAAAACAGCATATATAGGAACAATTAGCATTTTTGTTTCAATGTTTGCGTTTGGAGTAGCACTAATAGCAAGCAATATTAGATTAGGTTATATGTTTGGTCTAACTTTATTTTTTGCCCTCTTATTTTTACTGATTATAAGCATTGTTCAGTTTTTTATTATTCAATCTTCTTTTCTTTATAAAATATTAGTAATATGTTCTTTAATGTTATTTTCTGTTTATATTGTATATGATACAAATAGTATATTACAACGCGATTATGGCGGAGATTTTATATCAGCATCATTAGCTTACTATTTAGATATAATAAATATTTTTTCCGACCTATTAAGTGTAAGTGGATTTGATGAATAACTATTGCTATTTCTATTACAAGCCTATGGTGTAGGAATAAAGTTCCAACCCAAATCTAAACAAATCTTTTTCCATATTTGGTCTTGTTCTACACGCTTTTCTCTGTCTTTTAACATAGGAAAATAGGGCAAAAAATGCGTTTCATTTAATAATTCACATAACTTATAAAGTGTATAATAATAATTCAAAAAATTAACGCGCTCTTTTGGGCAATATTTAGAATATGGTTTTTGTAATTCAATAAATAGATTACATAATGTTTCTTCCAATTCGGAACTCATTATTGGTGGTTTTATACCTAATTTGTCTTTAATAAATGGTATATGTTCATAATATTTATTATAACCTAAATTCTTCAAAATTTCCTTTGTTTTATTATTTGTTAGCTCATTAATGCTGATGCGTTCTTTCTTGATTTTATATTTAATATTTTCAAACACTTCATCAGGAATATTTGTGCTTTCTTTTGCCTGAAATTGTGCCAATATTTCTTTTAAATGATTAATTCGTTTATAAGCATAAAAAGAAACTTCTTTAGGTGGTTCTTTATATGATGGTTTATCGATTTCAATTAAATTTTTAATAATATTAGAGCAATTATTGCAAACCGAGATGCCATCAGATTCTACATAAACCATTTCTCCTCTATTACATACACTGCAAATATCAGAAGGATAAATAAAATTATCATAATTTAAATATAAATAATCAATATTGTTAAAATATTTGTCAATTGAATTTTTTGTGCTATTAGCATTACAACTAGCACTAGCATTAGAATTAGTACCATTATATTCGTCATTATGTGATGTAGAAAAAAATTTGTGTATTATATCATTTTTGTTTGGATTAGTTGTTATTAAATCACTATTAGAATTAGAAATATTTTTTTTATTTTCAAAGTAATCAAATATATATTTTGAATTATTTAAATAATATTCATTCTTTTTTCTCTCAAGAGAATGGATTAAATTTTTATATTTTTTTATATTTTCAATAAGAGTTTGATTTTTAAGACTATTAGTAGAATTTTGTAATAAAGATTCCAGCTTTTCTATAATTTTTAAATATTTAGGAATAATTACTTCCTCGTTTTGTTTAAACGAATTACTTATTTCATTATGCTTGCTATCTAATGTTGTTTTAATAATATTTGCTTTTTTCATAGCTACTTATAATATTAGTATATTATAATGTTTATTATTATATTACAATATATTGAATAATATTTATTATATATTAATATTCATTTAATTATTAATTATTAATTAATTAATTATTAATTAAATTAATTGTAAAAATTTTTTTTCTTTAGGAATATTATAAAAAAATGGCTGGTGGTTTAATGCAATTAGTCGCCTATGGCGCTCAAGATGTATATTTAACAGGTAATCCCCAAATTACTTTCTGGAAGGTCACATACAGACGTCACACTAATTTCGCGATGGAGTCCATTGAACAAACATTTAACGGACAAGCGGATTTTGGTCGCCGTGTTACTTGCACCATTTCAAGAAACGGTGATTTAGCTTATCGCACATATTTACAATTAACTCTTCCTGAAATTGGTCAATCATTATCTGACCCTATTAATAATGTATATGCTAGATGGTTAGATTTCCCAGGCGAACAGCTAATTTCACAAGTTGAAGTTGAAATTGGTGGCCAGCGTATTGACCGTCAATATGGTGATTGGATGCATATTTGGAATCAGCTCACATTATCCAAGGAACAAGAGCGTGGTTACTACAAGATGATTGGTAATACTACTCAATTAACATATGTATGTGATCCTACATTCGCAGCGGTTGATGGCCCTTGCTCGGCTGATGGTGTGCGCCAAGTTTGCGCTCCACGCAAAGCGCTACCAGAAACCACTTTATACATTCCACTACAGTTCTGGTATTGCCGCAATCCCGGTCTAGCTCTACCTTTAATTGCGCTACAATATCACGAAGTTAAAATCAACTTAGACATTCGCAATATTGAAGAGTGCTTGTGGGCGGTAAACAGTTTAGACGGAAACGGTACAAAAATTAATAATGCCTACAAGCAATCATTAGCTGCCGCGTCGCTATTTGTTGATTACATTTTCCTAGATACTGATGAACGCAGACGTATGGCGCAAAACCCACACGAATATTTAATTGAACAGTTACAGTTCACTGGCGATGAGTCGGTTGGTTCATCATCCAATAAAATTAAATTAAATTTGAATCATCCATGCAAAGAATTAATCTGGGTCGTTCAGCCAGATGCCAATGTCGACTATTGTGCGTCATTAGTTGCTGGCTCCGCACTAAATACATTATTAGGAGCTCAGCCATTCAACTATACTGATGCGTTAGATGCGTTGCCAAATGCGGTTCATGCGTTTGGTTCAAAGACAACCATTAGTGGAGCTAACGAATTTATTACTACTTCAGGTGCTTTTGAAGACATGTGGGCAAATCAGATTAAACCAGCGTCTATTAGTAATTTGCCTGTAACTGTTACAAATGCTGCTGGTGCATCCGTAGTTCTTGGAGCAACCAATACAGGCGGTTTAATTGCTGGTTCTCTAACAGGTACAGCTAAGATGGGACCTCTAGGAAGTGAAAACGTTGAAGACTCGGGTGTATCTGATGCCGGCACCTTTGTTTTAGCTGAAACTGCGTTAGACATGCATTGCTGGGGTGAAAATCCAGTTGTAGTTGCCAAATTACAGCTTAACGGCCAGGACCGCTTTTCGGAGCGTGAAGGCACCTATTTTGACCTCGTTCAGCCATTCCAGCACCACACCCGTGCGCCAGACACCGGCATTAATGTTTATTCATTTGCCCTAAGACCTGAAGAACATCAGCCATCAGGTACCTGCAATTTCTCGCGCATTGATAATGCTACTCTCCAATTAGTATTGTCGAACGCTACAGTTCAGGGTGTAAATACTGCCAAAGTCCGCGTATATGCGGTTAACTACAACGTTCTTCGTATTATGTCGGGTATGGGTGGCTTAGCATATTCCAATTAAATTAAAATCAAATAAATCAAATAAATCAAATAAATTAAATAAATCAAACAAATTAAATAAGTCAAATAAATCAAATAAATTAAATAAGACAAATTTTATAATAATAATATTATTCTAATAATAATATTATTTTACTATATTAGTATTAGTTCTAATGCAAATAATTAGTATAAAAAATAGTTTTTATTTTACATATGTATTTTTGATTACTACTGGAACAATCACATTTATTGAGGCATTACGAAACCCTATTCCACAAATTCGCCATATTATGAATTTAGAAACTTGTATATCAATTGTTGCTGGTTATTTTTATGGAGTATTTATAGAACTATTAAATAAATCAGAAGAAAAAAGTGTATTAACACAAGAAACACAAATAACACAAAAAACACAGCTAACACAAAAAACGCAAATAACAAATGAAATAAAAAAAACAGCAGAAAAAGACACTGAACCAATAAATACTCCAGACTCTGAACTAAAGTTACCAATAGAGAAAATAAATGACATGCGCTATTCTGATTGGGTAATTAGCACGCCTTTAATGTTATTAGTATTATCTCTCGTTTTGGGTTATGAAAATAAAGTAGACGTCCATTTTTTTTCATTTGCATTAGTATTATTTTTCAACTTTTTAATGTTGGGTTTTGGATATGTTGGAGAAATAAACTTATTAGACAGAACATTAGCAAATTTTATAGGTTTCATATTTTTCTTTTTAACCTATGGAACTATTTGGAAACTATTTCTCACTGGTTCTAAAGTAACAAAGCAATCCAAAATAATATTTTGGCTATATTTAGGACTATGGTCTTTATATGGCGTGTTTTATCAGACAAGTGAAACAACAAAAATGATTGGTTATAACATGCTTGATTTATTAGCAAAAGCATTTATAGGAATATTCTTTTGGTTATATTTAACAAAAATAGTTAGATTTTAAAGCCATATATAAAAAAAAATTTGCTTTTTATAGTATGCTTTATGCATTATGCTTTATGCTTTACCACAAACTATTATAATAAATTGTACTAATTACTTCTATTAATTCATTTGCTAATTTGTTTTCATCAATATCAAAGAAGCAGTGTATTTTATCAAGGATTAGCGATGCTTTATCGTGTGGCCATAGTTCATTATCTCCTGGTTCGCGCAATAATGTATTATATACATAAGTTATTACAGGAATGTCTTCACAAGACATGCTAACTTGTTTTATATGTTCAATATAATCTTGAACAAACACTAAGTCTATAGCAAATGCTACATCACTAAATATGTGAGGTTCTAATGCCATCCTATATTTCAAATATTCAATGATTAAACTTTCATTAGCATAAGCATGACAAATAGTTCGCGCACATATGTTTTTAAATTTATTTTCGATATATGCTCCTGTTAATAGTTCAATATTAAGATGCGGTTCATAATTAGTTTTTTCAATTAGCATTTGCTGCTTTAGCATTTTATTTTAGTGTGTATATTGATTAGTAATAAAAATAAATTAATAATCAATTTTATTTAATGTACATCATATTTTTCAAGAATAATAGAATATTAACAATAGCATATAAAACATATATAAAAAAAAATTGATTTAAAAATAAATTATTAAATTATATTAAAACACTACTATTATGGCGTCATTCATTCAAGAAGTTGTCGCTATTATTGACCGGTCGGGTTCTATGTCTGGCAAAGAAGCAGATACGGTTGGTGGTATTAATTCAACATTAGACATTATTAGGCAAGATTTAAAGCCAGACGAGCGTGTAAATGTATCAATTAAGTTATTTGACCATGAAGAGCGATTATTAATTAGGTCATTAAATATTGAAGATGTGCGGCCTCTTGAACTAAGACAATTTGTTCCTCGCGGTCAAACCGCATTATATGATGCTATCGGTTCAAGTCTTACTTATTTTATGGAAAAGAAACTACATGATCCAAACAGTTATACTAAGTGTTTGATTTATGTAGCTACTGATGGTTGTGAAAATTGCAGTAAAAAATTTAACGCACAAACGTTAAAAAAGCTAATTACTAGCGCACAAGAATCATATAACATTGAACTAATGTATTTAGGAGCAAATCAAGACGCAATTTTAGAAGCATCTAAAATCGGAATTGAAGAAGGTCATGCTATTAACTATAGTGAAACAAAGGATGAATGTCAAGCAGTATATAGGTCTCTTGGTAATGTTGTAAATAGGCAAAGGAGTAGTGCGCCAACAGCGTTTACACAAGTAGAGCGTAGCCAATCGTACCAACCAACTACACCACCACCAACTAGTCGTTGTACTGAACCACCACGGCTACGGCGTCAAACAAGCGTAAGACCAGCATTCTTTTAAATACAAAAAACAAAAAATATAAAATATAAAATTATAAAATTATAAAAACAAAAATTCAAAAAACTATATAAAAAACTCATATTTTTTTAATAAAATAGTTATGCGCTATTTTATAAAAAAAACTATACATTGGGTGGGGTTCGAACCCACGAGGCCGAAGCCATGCGAACTTGAGTCGCACCCCTTAGACCACTCGGGCACCAATGCTTAAAAATTAATAGACAAATGCCTATTACTATTATTAGTAGTATTGTCTTTATATTGTTTCGCTATATTATATAATTTGTGTTTGTATATAGTTATTAATATTATAGGCAAGCGGAGCATATAATATAGAACTTATATTTAGCAAATATAATTGCATTTGTTTTTCTTTTTCTATTGAAACATAAACATACTTAATATCAAATGTACCGTATGTTGCCCAATAACACCATACTAAATTAGTTAAACATGCCATTAATGAATGACATAATGTAACGCTATTAGGTATATAAATGTTTACATATAAAAATGGTAAATTATGTAAAATCATATTTCCAATATGAAAAATAGGGAGCGAAAGTCTTTTTCTAATAGCCATTCTCTTAAAAGTTGTATTATCTACTAAATAAGCTCCATTAAATGTGAAAAAAATCAAATAATTCCAACAATAACTTATACTATATAAAAAATCATAGTCTATGTTCTGTGGTCTTGGTTTAAAATAACATAAAACAAATAAGGCTAAGTTTATATTTGTAAAAGGAATAATTTTCTCTCTAATAATAAACTCCATTTTACTAATCTTAATTAATAATTGTGAGTAATAAATATTTAAATGCTATTGTTTCATAATTATTTGCTAATATGTTTTCTTTAAATTTATTTTTATATAATATATAAGATGATAACAAGACAAGCACCATCAGAAAGTGCTAACAACTTTACATTAGGAACAAAGAAACGTGGTAACGATGGCAATATGTGGGTCATAATACAAACAAAAAATAGTAAGCGGTGGTCTAAAGTAAATGAAAATAAATTACAGAAAACAAAAAAAAATATAATTATTAAGACAAACAATCAAGGAAACAATCAGACAAAAAAAGCAAAAAAAAACACCATTTCAGTAGATAAATTAAGACAACTACTACAAAAATATAATGTAACAACAAGAGGTTCAAAAGAAGCAATGGCTCGAGGTTTATTTAGATTGAGCAGTTCAACAATCGAAAGTAATGATTTAGAATTAATTTATAATTTATTAGATGAAGGTCAACAAAAAAAAGCAACAAAACTCATACAAAATAGAATTAGTAAACCAATCACTAATTATAAGGGAATGTATGAACCACTAACTAAACCAATAAGCTCAATGACGCGCACAGAGTTAATAAAGAATTTACAGAAATTTAGAACCAGTTGGGAAAAAATTACTAGACGAAATCAAGATTTATCAGATGAACGTTTAAATAGCGAACCAACTCACCAATTACGAAACTTAATTAAATTTTATTATAGCGACGGCGCAAAATTGTTAGCAGAAGATTGGTTACGTAAATAAGTTTAATATTTTATTAATACTATAAAAAAAATTGATTACATCTTAATTTTTGTTTCAATAAACTATCATAAAACTATATACATTGCTATGCCACCACTTATACTCTCTATTGATGGAAATATTGGTTCTGGAAAATCAAGCATTATGCGTTATTTGGAAAAAAACCTTGCTAATTATTGCGCTTCAAAAGACAATATTTGTAAAATCTGCTTTTTACAAGAACCAGTTCGGACTTGGGAATCAATTGGAGATGCTAACGGAAAAAGTATTATTACGCACTTTTATGAAAATAATGAGCGCTACAGTTTTGCGTTTCAAGTAATGGCATATACTAGTCGTTTGTCTTTGTTAAAGGAAGCATTAAAAGGAGATTATGACATTATTATTAGTGAGCGCTCCGTTTATACAGACAAATTTGTATTTGCAAAAAGTCTATATGATGCTAACAAAATGAGTCTTATTGAATATATAATTTATTTAAATTTGTTTAAAGAGTTTCAAACTATTTTTCAAGATTTAAAAATTGTTTATATTAGAACGTCTCCTGAGATTTGTGACTTGCGTGTGCAAAAGCGAGGTCGTCTAGGGGAAACTATACCGCTCCAATATTTAAAAGATTGTCATCATTATCATGATGTATGGTTAAATAATCAAGAAGCAATTGAACAAGGGTTAGTATTAGTGATTAACGGAAACGAAGAAACAAATACAAGCCAGTTTATAGACAATAATTTTTATGACGAAGTAACAAGAAAAGTGTATGATTTTATTATATTATAGTATAATGTAATAAAACCAAAAAATCATATCATAAACTTCAAGACATAAGTTATACATTAGGTTACACTAATTTAGTATTTTTTTATAATATATTATTATAATATATTGCTATATTATAAATGCCATCACCACCAAATTCTTCTGGTAGACTATCTACATTTAATGCGTCACCACTATCATTATTTACTAAAAGTAAAAAAAATAGAGTTGCTACCAAGATTCAATCAGCTTTTAGAGGACGTAGAACGCGACGACAATTTACAGCCAAAAAACAACAACAACAACAACAACAACAACAACAACAACAACAACAACAACAAAAACAACAAACACTAACACACAAACAAATAGAAGATGAAGCAGAGCGTCTCTTTGGCAAAGCTAATAAATCAAAGGCAAAACAAGCTATTATAGATATGGGGCGCGACGTAGATCAAGAACGTATTGAATATATGATTGCTGAATTGTTTATTGAATTAAAACATGACAAACCAAAGATATATGCATCATGGCTAGATAAAGCTAAAAAAAAGTTGTCAAAGTAAACAAGTTGTCAAAGTAAACAAGTTGTCAAAGTAAACAAGTTGTCAAAGTAAATACTATTTATAATTTAAAAAATTGTAAAATGTTATTTAGCATAATTTTATAATATTATACTATATTATAAATGCCATCACCTCCAAATTTTTCTGATAGACTATCTGCATTTAATACCCCAAGAACACTAATGGATTCGTTTAATGCGTCACCGTTATCACTAAATAGCAAACGTACAAAAAATAGAGTTGCTACAAAAATACAAGCATTATTTAGAGGTCATAATACAAGACGGAAAGTCAAAGCCTCAAAGAAAAAAAAGCAGTCCCGCATTCGAAGAGCATTATCAAAACTAGATGCCCCTATGTTAGATTTTGGAAGACTATTGTCGTCTAGTGGTCGCACACTACGTAGCAATCGTAATTACTAATTATTAGTAACATTACGTTTTTTATTCATCATTTTTGTCATATAACTTAACGTGGTAAGTAATCCTTGCTTATTATCTGATATTAAAAATTCATTAGAGTTTGTAATTAGTCTAATATTTCTATAGTTAGAATTACTCCAAATACGCTCTAATGTAAAATTGTCATCTTTACATACAAATGTTTTTCTTTCTTCGCCACTAGTCATAAATTTAGTATAAGCGTCTTGTTGTTCTGGATTAGCTTCAGAAACAATTGGAATAGTAGAGTTAGTATTGTGCATTTGAGATGTAATATATACTTCAGTCATCACTAGTTATTTTATATTATAAAAACACTAATATAAAATATTATTCAATTTTTTCTAGACATTAATGCTAATGCTAATGCTAGAAATGCTAATGCTAGAAATGCTAATGCTAGAAATGCTATTAATTTGTTATAGTTTTAAAAAATTGAAGTGATTTTACATAGTTAAATCACATAGCCTGGAAAAAAAGACAAAGGCAAAGACAAAGACAAAGACAAAGGCTATTATGATGTCTGTTGATATTGTTGATTCTACTTTTACGGAGGCAAAAGTAGTTAAGCAGGTGCGCTATCCGACTGGCTATAACTTGTTTTGCGATCATACACGAGAGCAAGGCATTTGTCAAAAGCGTTGGAGAGCAATGGATGTTTCAGAACGGGAAATGTGGAATACAAAGGCAGCAGTTATCAAAGATGCTATGATTAATGGTGTTCCGATTCCTTTGTATGTGTTGCCGCGTAAGTCCAAGAATAATGCGGAAGCACAACTGTTAGCATGTGAAGGCGAAGTTTGGCGAGTTATGTCATGGTGGCGTAAGACAGAAAAGACTAAGCCTGTTATTCTTAACAAGATACCCAAAGGTATGTGTGCTATTAAAAAGCAGCGACCATGTACCCGTGTCTAATACACATAATTGTGTTAATTCCATGTTATACTTTTTTTCTCTCTTTTTTTGCACTATAATTATTATTATATTAACTATTATTATGGCTATTGCTATTTATAGCGCAAAAAACGCAAAAAAACACAAATATACGTTTATTATGTTACATCCTATGTATAATAATAGTTCATATTTTGATGACTATATAGACTATTTTAAAAAATGTAATAGTGCTTTAACTAACTCTATTAAATTTGTTTTACCAGAGTCTTTAACTATGGATATTGACTATCCAAACAATAAGCAATATAATGTTAAGTCATGGTATAATTATTATACTTGTTACAATAATTTGGAAAAATTGGATAAAATAAACACACAAGACTTTAATGATCAAACAAAAAAAATAATAACTATTATAAACGAAGAAGCTGCTATTTTAAAAAGTTATAAAAAGCTGTTTATAATAGGAGTTTCACAAGGCGGAACATTATTATTTAATATATTAAAGTTTTTACCACATACATTAGGAGGAATATTTTGTATTAAATCACTTTATATGTATAAATATATAAATTTAAACACGCATAGTGCTGTTCCGCTTTTTTTTTATAGTGGAAATAAAGATGAAATTTATAATTTAGAATTTCAACAAAAATGTGCTAAATTATTAGAACATTATTATGTTATTAAGTGGACTATTATTGACAACTTGGACCATCATACTAAAATAGAAGAAGAATATGATTTTATATTTAGAAATTTTATAACATTAATAAAAATATAAAAATATAAAATAACAATATAAAAAATAAAACTATTTTGGATTTTAGATTTTAGATTTTAGATTTTAACAAATATGTAATTATGTTTTTGCAATACTTATTATATTAACTAATTATAATAAGTATGTCATGTAAAAAATTAATGTGTAAGCACAAATTAAATGATAAATCAATAACTATGAAATGGTTTAAGAAAAACCACCCCGATAAAGGTGGAACAATTCCTAAAGACGAATTTAACACAATTTTAGAGTGTTATAAAGCTAATAGTTTTTGTGAAAGCAAGAATAAAACAAATAAAACTAATCAAGCAAGCCCTATTAAAAGTAATTCGTCAAAAGTAACTAAAAAGAATCGAGCACAAATTTTTAGATGTATGCGTAAAGTAGCAAATTTTAGCAAAATAGCAAATCATCATAAATTTGATAAATCGGTTTTTGACCCACTTCAATATAACAAAGACATTAACGATGCTTCACCAAAAATGCTTCAATTATTAAACACATTATTAGCGCTAGATAGTCAAGACCAAAAAAATCACGGCCAAAAGTTTAAACATTTTATATTTTCTGATGTTAAAGATGGGGGTGCTGGAGCAAAAATAATTGCCTCGGCACTAGCCGCAAATGGCTATAATAATGTAATTAGCTCAAAGAAAATTCCATCACAATTAGCTCCTAAACTCTATTTAAATATAGCAAATTCAAATTATAACAATTTTGCCTTATTATCTTCTAATACGATTTATGGAACAACTTTTAACGAAAAAATAAAAAAAGAGTTATTAAAAACGTATAATGAACGTCCAAATAATATACATGGAAAAAATATAAGGTTAATAATATTAGATAGTGGGTTTAAAGAAGGCATAGATTTATTTGATGTAAAATACGTCCATATTTTTGAACCATCATTAACAATTGCCGATTTAAAGCAAACAATTGGACGCGCAACAAGAACATGTGGTCAAAAAGGTTTAGAGTTTCAAGACAATATTGGTTGGCCTTTATATGTATATAATTATTATTTAACAGTTCCCGAACTAATGCGTAATACACTATATACTAGCAAATTTATGATGGAAAACTATATTAAAAGCGCAAATGAAAGCGATGAGGATGTTTTATTATTTAAAGATATAGAAAAATATAATGATGCAACAATGAATTATAGCGAATTTGATAAGGCTATGAATAAATTATCAGAGCAATTATATAATTTAGCACCAGTATTTGCAGTTGATTATGAATTAACGAAAAATTTACATAATTTTCCTGATTTAAATAGTGAATTTATGGAAGACAAATTATTTTTAATGGGTGGAACAAAATCAAGAAATCAAAATATGCAATCCAAGTTTTTCAAAATAGACAATATAAAATGTTTAGGAAAATGCGGAAAAAAACCAACATATGATATTCCTGTAAGTGTTAGTTTTATGAAATATGTATATACTAAATATAAACATCCAGAAAAATTATTAAAATCAAATACATTAAATAGACGCACCTTTTTCTGTAACTATCTTAAAGATAGCACAAACAATTTTTGCAGTCAATTAAATAATGAATGGAGTTTGCGCTATGTGAAAATTCCATCAATTATAGAACGCGCTAAAAATAAAAAAGATGTAAAATCAGACTTAGATAGTTTAGAGCTCACATTTGACGAGGACCTTTATGCTAAGTCAGAGGAAGTTAGTAAAAATAATTATCCAATTCTTTTATATAGTGGAGAGAAAAACAGTGCTATTGTTAGCGTAAGTCCTAACTCAATTATTGGGTCAAATATAAGTCCGAGTCCAAGCCTAAGCGCAAGTATAAGTCCTAAAGCAAGCCTAAGTCCTAAAGCAAGCCTAAGCCCGAGTCCAAGTCAAAGCACATTACAAAACAATAGTCCATTAAAAAAATTTGATTTCATTAATATGAGAGATTATATCAAAAATGCGTATGCGCATAAGGATTTTAAATGGGAAAAAATGGAAATAAAAAACAATTGTATAGCTAATCCTAATGCTCAAGCAAATGTTATCTCTCTTAATCCTACACAAAAATTTATAACGCACTATTTTACTCCTTCTTCCCCATTTAAAGGGCTGTTATTATGGCATTCGGTAGGAACAGGTAAAACGTGTACTGGTATAGCAACTGCCACAAGCAGTTTTGACAATGATAATTATAGCATATTATGGGTTACAAGAACAACACTCAAAAGTGATGTATGGAAAAATATGTTCGACCAAGTATGTCATTTAGTAATATTAGATAAAATTAAAAACGGCCTAATTATGCCGACAGATATTGCCAAGCGCAAACAATTATTATCAAAAAATTGGCTTGAACCCATGTCTTATAAACAATTTAGTAATTTGTTGGCTAAGAAAAACAAAATCTATGATATATTACTTCAACGCAATGGTAAGGAAGACATATTAAAAAAAACACTTATTATTATTGATGAAGCACACAAATTATATGGTGGTGATTTAAAAGCTAGCGAACGACCAAACACAACAATTATGGAAGAGTTAATAAGAACCAGTTATAATGTATCAAAGCATGAATCTTGTAAGCTACTATTAATGACCGCAACTCCTTTTACAAACAGCCCATTGGAACTATTTTCATTAACAAACTTATTTATGACACACGACTCTGACAAAATCACTACGCACAAAGAAGAATTTAAACAACAATTTATGGATTCACATAATGTATTAAGTGAAAAAGGTGTAAAGCACATTGCCAATAAACTATCGGGCTATATTAGTTATTTAAATCGGGAAAAAGACCCAACACAATTTGCTCAGCCTATTATGATTCATGTTCCAATATTAATGAGAAGTGTTGAAAATGAAGATTTGAGAGACGCCGTCTATTTAGAAACCAAATTTAGCAGCCTGTCTAAAGAGGCAGAATCACTTATAGAATCTCTCAAAACTAGAATTAAAACAATGAAAGCCGATTATAAGCAACAAAAGCAACAATATAAAGACACAAAAGCCAATTTATCCAAAGAAGAAGCAACCGCTTTTAATGACGCATTACAACTATTATTGAAAAATATTAATGACTTAGAAGAAGAGTTACATACAACAAAATCGGATCAACGCGCCGAAAAAGATAAAATAAAAGAACTTAAAGAAAGAATTAAAGTAGTTAAAAATTCTCTAATTCAAGAATATATATTATATACAAATTGTAAGCATTTACATTATAAAAATAATGTTAGCGCTAATAAAAATGAGAGAATACATACTATTAAAGGTTAAAGGTTAAGGGTTAAAGTTATAAACGACGGTCTAACTATACTTCAACATACATCGGTATTATTAATGGAATAATATAGCTATTATTTACAATTTTAAATTTTTCATCTCTTATTTGTTTAGTTATTTTCCATCTTTTAGTTCTGTAACAATTTATATTTTTTTTTGCTTCATTGTATAAAGCAGGGGTGTCTTTGAGTGATTGTTTCAATTCTCTCAATTTTAAATTTTCATTTTTATAATTTTCTTCCAATACTTTAATTTTATCAAACTGTTTACGTATTTCAAGGCACCGTTTATTAGTATCATATTTTTTTGAAAATACGAATTTTTTTATATCAATTAGTGTTTGTGTTTTATACTTTAAACTATAATATCTGTTAGTAAATCGGTCTGTAATATCAATGCTTTTATTATTAACTCCTTTATTTCCACAATAAGGGCAACGCGGGTCGCCGTTTCTAAACCAACTAATTAAACAATTAGTATGGTATCTATGATTGCATTCTGGTAAAGTATAACACGGCATACATTCCAACTCTTCCCTACATATCATACATTCTTCAACTGCCGGAGCAGCTATATTAAGAATATTTAAAGCATTTGGCGCATTGACGTTAAGAATACTTAACGCTTGTGTTAAATTATTTAAATTAGACATATGTTATATATACTAATTACATAACTAACAACTTTTAAATAATATTTATATAATAAAATATTATTTAAAAATAAAATATTTCAATGCTCTGTATAAAATATTAACTTTATTATCCACTGCACATTAAACACTCTTCTGTCTTTGATTTTAGTTCACATTCTTTTTCTCCATCTTTTTCTTTATCATCACTTAGCCCAACCTTTTTACTTTCTGGTTCAATCGTAAATTGTTGAGCTTGGTGTTTCGCTTTTCGGCGTAAATAATAAATTCCAGTTTTTAATCCCGCTTTCCAACTATAAAAATGCATATTTGTAAGTATTTTAGAATCAGGGTCTTCAATCCACAAGTTTAAACTTTGAGATTGACAAATATACACTCCTCTATCACGAGCCATATTAATGATTTCTTTCATAGGCATTTCCCATACTGTTTTATATTTATCTTTTAACTCTTGTGACAACACTTTAATATGGCTAACAGAGCCTTTATTTGCAATAATAGTGTTTTTTAATTCTTCATTCCATAAGCCAAGTTTTAATAAATCTTCCACCAAATATTTATTTACCAATATAAAATCACCAGCCAGCGTTTTTCTACTATATATATTACTCGTAATCGGCTCAAAACACTCATTATTTCCTAAAATTTGACTCGTGCTTGCTGTTGGCATAGGCGCAACTAATAAACTATTGCGTGTTCCGTATTCCATAATATTATTTTTTAATGTAGTCCAATCATAGCGCCCTTCTATTGGTTTCACATTCCATAAATCAAATTGAAATTGTCCGTTGCTTATTGGAGAACCAACAAAGGAGCTATATGCGCCTAAGTATTTTTTATCTAAACTTTGATTGCTAGCGCTTCCCAATTTAGTTAATTCAGCTTTAATAGGAGAACATAAATTAAGCAATTCTAAAATAATGCTAGCATGTATAGTATTATGAATTTTATAATCCCTACACTCTTCACAATCTGTGCTAAAAGACCAGTCTCCCGCTTTATAATAGCCGTGTAATTTTAACATTGAATCATAGCGGTCTTTTGAAAGTGTCATACTCTTTTCTAATGATGCATAATAAATTGTTTCAAATATTTTAATATTTACTTCTTTTGCTTTATCCGATGTAAATGCTAAGTCCATCTTAAAAAACACATCTGCCAAGCCCTGAATTCCAATTCCAATAGGTCGATGTTTAAAATTTGAACGCAGCGTTTTTGGTGTTGGATAATAATTAACATCAATTACATTATTTAAATTATGTACTAATACTTGTACTACCCGATATAGTTTGTCATAATCAAATGTTTTGTCGCTATTAACAAACATAGGTAGCCCTAATGACCCTAAATTACATACGGCAGTTTCGTTTGAGTCAGAATATTCAATAATTTCGGTACATAAATTTGAGCTCTTAATTGTTCCAAGATTTTGCTGGTTTGACTTTTTATTTGCCGCATCTTTATAACAAATATATGGCGTTCCAGTTTCCATTTGTGAGTCTAAAATTTTAATCCACAAGTCGCGCGCCATAATCTGTTTATTATAACGCTGTTCATTCTCATATTTTATATATAGTTGATTATAGTCATCGCCATAACAATCACATAAACCCGGACACTTATCAGGGCAAAATAAGCTCCACATTTTATTACCCATTACTCGTTCCATAAAAAGGTCGCTAATCCATAATCCATAAAAAAGGTCACGACACTTGCTCTCTTCTTCTCCGTGATTTTTCTTTAACTCCAAAAAAGCCTCAATGTCTGGATGATGCGGCTCTAAGTAAATCGCAAAACTTCCATTTCGTTTTCCGCCCTGATCTACATAGCGCGCGGTTTTGTTAAATACACCTAACATAGGAATCAGCCCATTTGATGTTCCGTTTGTTCCTCTAATATATGAACTATTTGCGCGAATATTATGGACGTGTAGTCCAATACCACCAGACCATTTTGAAATTTGCGCGCACTCTTTTAGTGTATTAAAAATGCCATCAATTGAATCATCTTCAATTGCTAATAAAAAACATGAACTTAGTTGCGGACGCGGTGTTCCGGCATTAAAAAGCGTTGGTGTAGCATGAATAAAATATTTTTGTGACATATAATCATATGTTTCTTTAACTTTATCCATATTTGAACCATGAATTGTTAATGCTGTCCGCATAAACATATGTTGTGGTCTTTCAACAATTACTTTATTACACCGCATTAAATATGCCCGTTCCAAAGTTTTAAACCCAAAATAGTCAAAAAAATGATCGCGGTCATAATTAAGCATAGAATTAATAAGGTCTTTATGAGTTTCTACTAATGTCATTATATTGCTAGCTATTAGTCTAAAACTGTTGTTATTTACATCAATATAGTCATATAATGTTTTTACTGTTTCGTAATAACAAGATTTAGTATTTTTATGTAAATTTGATACTACAATTGCGCTTGCTAATTTCCCATAATCAAGATGAAGCGACGACATTGACGCACATTGTTCGGCTGTTAATTCGTCAATTTTAGAAGTTTGAATATTATCATATAGTTGGTCAATAACTTTCATCGCTAATTGAGCATATAAAATATTTTGTAAATTAAAAGTTTTTCCTAACGACTTAATGCGTTTTAATATTTTGTCAAATGATATTGCTTCTTTTTTACCATTACGCTTAATTACATGCATATCAAAGTCTGAAATTTTATTATTGTGTTTCATAATGTGTTAATTAAGTTAGTTAATTTAATTTTAAATAAAAATAATATATATTTTAAATGTATTTGTCAGCACTATAAGCCAAGCTAAACATATCATTTTAGTAAGCATCCACTAGACGGAAAATCACTAACTATTTTGTCATGTTCGCGCTTTAACTTTTGCTTTGTGCTTAATCGTTCTTTATATGCACCTGAATCGCGCTCCACAACCAAATTATTCCAAAATATTTCAATATAAGGCAGCGCATTTTTAAACCATAAATTGTTGCGCAATACTAAAACACAGCTTACCACCTCTAGTTTCCAATATATATTTGAAACATAGCTTTTAGAACTATTGTTAATTAGTTGTGCGTTGGTCCAACTATTATATTCATTGCTATGTATAGCGTTTAATGTAAATGGTGGATACTCATAATATACTTCACCATTATTATAAAACTGCATAATAAAACCACGATAACAAGTAGATGACACATCTTCTAAATATTCTTCTTCATTTAAATATTCAGTAAATTTTGTTTCTAAGAAATCACATTCGTTCAAATTACATACTTCCATTTGCAGTTGCATTTGAATCCAATATTCCATTTTTGGAATAGAGTTGATTTCTCGTGATACCACATTTTTAATTTCAATCATTCGTCCATATAATTCACTTGATTCATCGCATACTATACCATCAGGAGATGCCGCAATATAACTATATTTAGCGTGTGGAATACAACCAAATTGACTTACTTTTGTATTATTAATATGTTCGTAATATAATAGCGAAACAGGTTCATATTTTTGTCCCCAGTGTAATGGCGAACTTAAGTTTGTTACCTTAAACTTATTAACATCAATTGGTTCTGACTTTTCAATAATCAACTGTGATTGACTATAGTCACTTTGAAATATTTTATATATATTAGAAGCTGTTAATGTAGAACGTCTAAAAATATACCATTCATCGCTTCGTTGTTCTGCTTGCACAATATTATTTAAATAGTTTAGTTGATTTCTAATTTTATTAAAGTTAATTGTTAAGTTTATTGATTGATTACAAGAGTCTTTAATAATATATGTCTTATCATATGAACGACGAGGTATATAAAATTTAAATACTAGCTTTTGGCATATTTTAATACTATTATATAGCAAATCTTTTGCCGCAGTTTCATTAATATTAAATAGTCTGAAAGCATTCGGCTCTTCTATAAATTGTATATAATATATATTATAAGTTGTCTCTTGTACTTCATCATATAAATCATTGTATATAAGTTGCATTAAATTAGTATTAATAAATTCTAGCATAGTGTCGCTAATATTTACTAATAGGTCTTGATAATTAGCATAAATTAGTGGATCTACTAAATCAATAATTAAGCCTATATTATATTTAGTAATTAAGTAGTTAGTAAAGTGAATATATTTTGATGTCATAATTATTTACTATTTACTATTTAGTTCTTATAAATAATTAGTATATATTATTTAATATTCAATTTTATAACTATTTAAATTGTTTAAATACTAATTTAAATACTTATTTTAATTTAAACATTATAAATTTTAATTTAAATAAATTATAATATTTACTTAAGCCCCGTTTTCATGTATTTTTATTGTTTTAACCTTTAACTTTTTGTCTAATGGTAAACTTTTTACAGTAGAAACATGTTTGTCATCTTTTCTTAATAAAAATGAGCGCGCATTTATATCAAATAATAAATGGGGTATATCTATTATTGTGCCACCTATTTTATCATAGTTTACATCTTTTGCCTTACTTAATGCTTTGCGCTCTAAACATTTAATCAAATAACTTTTACATTTATTACTTTCTTCGCCTGATAAAGTATACTTATTTTCTAAATGTTCAACATAAGTTACTAACTTTTTCACCTTTTGCGTTTTGTCTAATTTACACCAGTTCTCCTTTTCATTTGCGATAGTTTCATTGTTTAAAAAATTTGATAATGTGCTATTATTTGTATTTACTATAAGCGGAACGATTTCGGTTCCATTAAATCGCTTTGTTTTATAAGCAATATTTTGCAGCTCTTTACAATTATTAGATTTATCTTTTTTATTGCCTAGGTCCCCGTTAGGTGTTTTTTCTATAACATGTTCATTTAAATTTAAATTAGTAGCACTCAAATCTTGCAATAGCTGTTCTCCATTTTGAAAACTCATTATTATAATAAGTTTAACGTTTTAATTTTATATATTAATAATATATTATTGTAATATATTATTGTAATATTGTAAATTTATGAAAAAACAAATACTATTAAATAATAGTATAAAATATAATGACTACAAAAATTCATTTGATGTTAGTAACAATATTAAATCGCTTTATAACAATGTCATAAAAGAAACTAAAAAATCTTATATAGAACTAGAGGAACAAAGTATTAATATGTTAATCTATTATGACAATTATGATAAGCAATTAGTGTGTATTAATGCACTATATGGGGAACTATGTAATGGTCAAGGTCAAAATATTAATTTAAATCATGAGAAGCAGCATTTTTTACAAGCATTAAAAAAAAAGCTGTCTTCATATAAGCAACAAGATATAAAAAAACATTATCATGATATTAATAATTTTATTACATTAGAAAATATTATTGAAAAGTTAGTGTCTTGTTCTATGAAATGTTATTATTGTAATAACAATACACATATTTTATTTAAAAATGTGAGAGAAGAAAGCCAATGGACTTTAGATAGGCTAAATAATTATGATGAACATAGCAATGCAAATACTATTATATGTTGTTTAAAGTGTAATTTACAACGACGCCGAAAAAATAGTACAAAGTTTAAGTTCTCAAAACAAATGAACATTATTAAAAAAATTGAGTAGCTTTAATAGAATATAACTCTTTATATAACCATGAGCTCTAATACTATTACAAATACTATTGCTAAAAAAACAGCACTTATTAACAAACTACTTGATCGCTTAAAAACTGCGTCAATTTCATCAAATGATTATGTATCATCAAACGAGCCGTTTTTTAGAAATGATGAAAGCGCGCAACCTTTTCAACAATACAATAAATTATTTATAAATGTAGAACTTCCAGAGGGGTTGAACCACAACATTAAATTGTTATATGAGTTGTTAGGCGACCAAAAAAAGGAAATCTATTATGGACCATGGACTATTATGAGCGTTGAAGAAGCATTAACAAGATATAAAAATTTATGTAGCCAAGGACAAACTAATGTGTTCACTATTGGCTATAAATATGGAGGAATGGGCTATATTGACCTCTTAAGTTGTGATTTAACAAGTCATTTATTGTTTTATAGTGTTGATGGTGGTTCTAATGACTATGATAGATGCTATAATGCAAACAATTTAATTAGTAATGGATCAACTCCTTATGACAAATTTTATTTTAGTGATTGGTTTTATAATGTGTAAATTATAAATATTATGAAATTATTATTATTTTTTTTTTAATAATAATAATAATTTAATATATACAACTATGGCAAAAACAAAAGGAGTTAAAAAGCATTTAAGAAGAAAACAACAATCTAGAAAGATGAAAGCTAAAGGTATGAAAAAAGTAGTAGCTAATTATCTTGGTAAAATATTAAATGACGCCCATTTAAGAACATACGGTCAAGAATTTGCTGATCCAGGAGAGCCATCGGTTGTATCACAAATAATGTCGCATATACCTTCAGCAAAAACAGAATATAAAAATCGCCTAACTAACGCACTTGCCTTAAATACAAGAATTTTAGCCGAACAAAAGGCAGAAATAAAACGTTTAGAAATGTCGGGCATTAATGGTCCATCGCGACGAACTCGTGGTGCTCGTAGTGGTGCTAGACCAACCATAGACCCCGCACTTTTAGCATTATATTTAGAAAGAGATTATACAGAACGAGCTATTATGAGTAACCAATACGCGTTACAAAAACTACAAAACGAAAGTCCACGCCCAAGATTTATCCCTCGTACAAGAGTTAACTATGCTGAATTGCTTAGACCAAACCCCGAATGGGATGATGAAAGAATGGCATATAGAGCACGCGAACGTGGACGAGAGGCTTATTATGTTTAATGCGTATACAAGTTAACATAGTAGCGCTGTAAATAAAGCACTACATTATATTTATCATCATCATTTAACTCATTATAATTTTCATTATTTTTAATATATAAGACAACTTTATTTGACTGTTTATTAATAGTTACATAAACATAGCTATGCGCAATTAGGTTAGTAGCTAAATCAGCAATGCGCGCTTTATATAGAGTTTCGTCCATCATTAAAATATAATATTTAGTTTTTATATTAATTTACTAAATATTATATTTACTATTTTATACTTTATATAAAAAAGTTTGACTTAGTAGTTTTGAGCATACTTGATTTTCTTTACATGACATTTATTGTCTCTGCATTTTCTTGTTCCTGTTCTACATCTTTTGATTTTATTTGTTCTTTTCCACGAAGATTTTCTATAACATCTTTTATCAGAATAGCAACGATGGCGAGTTGTTCTACAAAAACTTTTAGTCATATTTATATATATATAATAGAAAATAATAGAGTAAAATAGAGTAAAATAGAGTAAAATAGAGTTATAATGTCCCTAACCCTAATAACGAAAATATTCATCTAATATAGTTATAGGAGTTATAGGATTTTTAGCTAAAATATAATCACCCCCGAAGGGGAGGTTAGTTAATGTATTATGAGGTGTTTCAGCACAACAAGTAAATGGGGCTTCATCTATATAATGTAGACAAGCCTGTGATTTACCTTGATAATCAGTAATTGTTATTTGTCTCATACTTTTTTTTGAATCATTAAAGTCTCCTCCTAAAATTATTAGTTTTGGATTCCATATAACTGTTATTTTTTTTGCTGCCTTAATCTCTTCTATTTTTGTTTCTGCATTAGTCAAGAACGTTTTTATAGCACTATATAGTTTTGATTTTACCAAGCTAGGTTCATTTGGGGCATGTATGTTAACTAAATTTACCCCCATTTCTGTATGAACACATAAAATAGGACGCCCATAATTCTTTGGCTCAATAGTGCCATATAAGCCCCTAAAACTTTTTCCCATATCTTCACCATAACAGGCAACAAATCTCCCTAATCTTGTATGGTTCCATATTGTTAGAACTGTAGGATAAGCAGCAGTGTGTTCAACTTTAACAGCAAAAGCCACATAGCTATAGTCTCCAAATGTACTTGTTGAATAATATGATTCATCGGTTGGTGTATAGGTTGTCTCTTCTTCATTAAGTGTTACAAGCATTTCAGATGCAAGAGCTTCAATGATTGATTGGTAACCCCCTTCAAACTGACGATATGAATTCAATGTTACTTTTTTTTCATCAGTTGTTAAAACGCGATGTCTATCAGTCGTTTCTTGAATAAAAAAGACAGCCATGCGTTTTTCAACAAAGTGGTGGACTATTGTTGTTATTGAATTTTTAAAATACGCCCTTTTATCGGAACCGTCTTGTTTATTCAATAAGAAGGCTTCACTTCCAGTTGGTATTTCTGGACCTGTATCAGCTTCCCAACCTGTATTAGCACTACCTATTGTAAAAGGTCCAGCAAGGTCATCAAGATTTAATTGTACCATTATAAATTTGTGGTCTGATGTTTTTGAATATGGACCAGATGGTTCAGGAAGACTATAAAGCACTCTACCTGTATCATCTCTAATATTTCCATATACTAATTGTAATTGTGATTGTGAGTCTTTAGTATAAATTGAACCATCTGAATCTAATCTATAACCATCGTCGTTATCATTTACTTGAAAATCTTGAGCTTTACATACTTCTCCTCTTTTATTTTTTAGAGTTCTTCTTCTGTTTTTATAATTAAACATACGTGTAGAGTATGGTTCTGGTAACACAGATGACATAGCTGACGTTCTTCGTGACGACCTACTTGAAGAACTACTTGAAGAACTACTTGAAGACCTACTCCGCGAACTGTTCCCTGTTCTGGACCCTGTTCTAGGTTGCGTTCTGCTCCCTGTTCTAGGTTGTGGCTTTTTTAGCGAACGGTTTGATGGCATATAATATAGTATATAATATATTATATACTATTATAATATAAACATTGTCTAACGTTAAGTATTACTAAATAGTGCTCTATAATAATCAAATGTAATAACACTCGAATCTACTAGCCGTCCATTAAAATTATAGCTTGACTTAAGTTCGCGTGCTATAATAGGCTTAATTAAACTATAACTAGTGCATCCTATTACAATTCCATCACATTTAGCAATAAATGCTTTATAATTTATTAGCTTACTTAATGCTTCAATTACTTTAACACTATTTGTTATTTCATTTTCTACTAAATTTAAACTAGCATAGACTATATTAAATGATGGTCCATTTAATAACTTACTAATCCATCCTATTTTATGTGTTAGCGACGTTGATAGTATTAATAGTGTTTTCAATTTATGTTTTTTAATATATAAACACATTGGAATAATTGGTTCAATAATTAGTGTATTGGCTATTTTAAAATTATGCTTAATTAGTATATCAAAAATAGAAGATGACGCACTAATACACATAATAATACATAGATCATAATTGTGTAAAATTTGCTTTGACTGTAAATTAGTAATTAGAAGTTTTAATGTATAATCTCTCAACATTTGTTTAGTAACCTTAGAAAAATTAGGCAGAGCTAACTTAACTAATTTAAAATCTAAATGTTTAATTGTGCTAATTGAATGTATAAAAGTTTGTGCGCCTTTAGCACTATCAATTATTAACAATTTCATAATATAATAGTCTAATATAATAGTCTAGTATAATAGTCTAATATATTAGTCAAATATAGTAGACAAATGTGATAGTCTATAAAAAATTAATTTAATAAATTAATACTTAAATAGTATTGGTTTATTACTAATAAATGGTCCAAAATTTTGATACCCAAAATGATATATTACTAAATAAGCTATTGCTATTTTACAAAAACACCGAATATTTTGATAAAATGATAAGTATTATTAACGGCACTTCTAAAATCTCTCTACGTATAGTAGATTGGTTTGTTACAAACTATTCAAAAAAGAATTACTGCGTTATTGAGAATGCGGAAACCAATGAACGATTCAAGGTTTATAATGATTATAAATTAAAGCTTAAAGCGTATAGCAAGAAAAAATTTGATCCTTTTTGCAGATGGGATAGAATAAATGTTCCATACAAAGATACTATGTGCGTTCAAACCACATTAGGACAGCTTAATTTTTTTAAATGGACTATTGAAAATAAAATATTAGAATATATTGAAAATAATTATAGCACAATTGAAAATGATATGAATTTAAGAAATAGCTCGGCAAAAGTAAAAAATACATCTATTAATTCAAATACATCAATTGAAAGCTCTGACTCATATACTTCGACTAGCTCAAGTGCTTCAGACACATCTGTAATAAATAATTTAAATAAAACGCGAAAAAAACGCGAAGAGCTATCATCAAATGCTTCTAAAATTATACAAAAAGAATTTATAAGCACAACGTTAGTATTTAATTAATATGTTAAAATTAATATGTTAAAATTAATATGTTAAAATTAATAAAATATAAAACTAATATTTTATTAATTAATTAGTTACTATGGGCGTTAATTATAGTATAAATAAAGTTAACTTTGAATATGTTCAAAATTATTGTAATTTTAAAAATGATAAACTATTGTTAATTAATACACTAGCCTATTCGAAGCAAGATTGTTTAATCAAAAATACAATAACAGCGGCACAAGAAGAGGAGATTTTAAATAGCTATTTAAAGAAAAACAAAGCAATTATTATTTTAATATATGGAGAGAATTGTAGTGATAATAAAGTAATTGAAAAATATAATCAGCTTTATAAACTGGGATTTACAAACTTATATGTATATATAGGTGGGCTATTTGAATGGTTATTGTTACAAGATATATATGGCGAAGATGAATTTCCAACTACATCCAAAATATATGACATATTGAACTATAAAGGTAAAAATGTGTCAAAATAGCTGCGTTCTCTCAAGAGCTAGCTGTAAAAACACTATAAAAATTGAATAGTGTATTTTATATTTTATAATTTATATATTTTATAAAATACTATATATTACAAATATGTGTATTACACCAGTTAGCTCTAATAGCTCTAATAGCTCTAATAGCTCTAATAGCTCTAATAGCTCTAATAGCTCTAATAGCTCTAATAGCTCTATAGAGTCTGTTATTAGGTATAATGTGAATCTTAGCAATACTATACCAAATACAAATACTTTAACAAGTAGGCCACTACTATTATATAGTTGTAAGTTTTGTGAAAATAATATTAACAAAAATATGAATGTATATAGAGGATACAATCATTCATTTTGTAGTAATTATTGCCGTTCTAATTATTCACAAAAAATAGCTTTAGTAGACTACTATTTAAATAATTACGATTTATGGTTATAAAAGTAACAGTGTTTTATAACAATTGTGCTACTTAAACTTTACAAATAAGTTTTTTGTATACTTTTTTTTTATAATTGTAAATTATAATTATAATATAATTATGAATATTGATAGTGTATTATTAGATTTAGAAGTAATTAGACAATTAAATGAAAACGATAAGCTGTCTGTAATAACTTTGATTGGGTCAACACGATTAGCTGTAGATAGTTGTAAATATACTTCAGCATTAACACGATATTATTATAATTATAATAGAGAAACCACAATCACTTATTTAGAAAATTTAACTGGGACTATAGAAAAAACAGCCGAATTTTTAATAAATGGAGACCACAGCGAAGAATGCGAAACTATTTATGCTGCTTTAATAAATGCGTTAAAAGGTTTAGAAAATTTGAAAATAACATACATAAACGATTCAATAATAGTCGCAAAACTAACATTACTAATTAATAAGTTTAAAGCTGTCGCAAAAAAAGTAGACAATTGTTTAACAAATTGTGCCAACTATATTAATGATTGTGAGTCATCATCAGATAGCAAAGCTAGTTCAATAAATAATGAAGAATAGAATGCTTAATTAGAGAGAATTGTGTTTATATTATTGGTTTATTTAGTACTTTAAATCTAGTTTTAATATATTTAATTTTATTTGGTTTTAATTTTATTTAATTTAATTAGTGATTTAGTGATTTAGTGATTTAGTGATTTTAATCTATATTTAAATTAATTATTTAATTAATTTCTTTAAATTAAATTAAAATATTTAGATTATATATAAAATGGTAGAAATGTTAGAAGGATTGAAAAACCACAAAGAAGAACAGGCTGGCGGCAGAAGACGCAGAAGCCGCAGAGGCTCCAGAAAAGCTAGAAGAGGCTCCAGAAAAGCCAGAAAGGGTTCAAAGAAACGGACCGCGGGCAACTGGATAGGTCACGTTAAAAAATATGCCAAAGATAATAACATGTCGTTCAAAGATGCTATGAGTAGTTCCGCGTGCAGAAGTTCATACAAAAAAATGGTAAATTAAATTTGTTATAAAATAGTTTACTATATTATTTAAATAGCTTTAAATACTTTTTAAATAATATTATTTGCTTTAGCGTAAAAAGTTTTATATTGAGCGTCCGCGTTTAGTTGAACCACTTTTACTTTTCTTTAGCGTAAAAGACCGCGTTTTTTTCATATTTTCAACAACTATTAGCCACTTTGGGTCATAATTGTATATTAATTTTAGACTACTATTTAAAGACTTTAAACCTTGATTTAACGGCGTTATAAGTGTTTCATTTATGCTAATTTTATAGTAATGTAATTTGGCTACTAATTTATTTAATTTATGCACATAATATTCAATAACCATTAGTGGAGTAATAGTAACATCACCTGGTATTGGAAAAGCAGACTCATCATTTTCCCATACTTCATTAAATGTGCGTGTGTCGTCTTCATTTGCTATTTCTTCTATTAAGTCTTCATCTATTATAATATCTAACACAGACCTTACTGGTTCCTCTATAGTAGCTTCTAGTCTACTTCTAGCATACAATAATATTTTAATCATAATATTTAAAACATCTTGAATACATATTACTGCTTTATAAGAAGGCAATAGCACATCATTTATAAGGGCATGAATTTTAGATGCTTTTCTCGGCAAATCATCGTCTCTATTTAATCTAAACTTATTCATTAAAAAACCATAATCTATTACAAAAAAAGTATCAGCAAGCAAGTCTGTTTTAAACGCAGTTATTCGGATACTTTCCATAATTCTGTCTCTTGACCCATCTTCTCTTTGCTCAACAAACTCTCTCATAATGGTTCTAATAAAATCTAACGCGTCGGCATATTCCATATGCTGTTTAGCGCTATAAATTTGCCCAAATAAATCTGGTTCCCAGATGTCTTTATACATTAATCCATAGTTGTATCTATGACGTAATGTTGAATGTGGGTCTCGTGATGGTCTAGGTTTTGCCCTATTTATAGGATTTATTAAAATAGGGGGTTGTCTTAATGCCATATTATACTATAATGTTATAAAATATTAATACTTAAAAGAATAATTATACTTAAAATAATAATGTTATTTCCAATCACATTAAGTATTCCAAAAGAAAAAATATGTGATATAAATATTCAAAAAACAAAAATTTTATCAAATCTAATACCTGGAAACATAAGTACATATATTTATAATACTGAACAAGAATATTATAACGAATATCAAAAATCATATTTTGCAATAACAAGAAAAAAAGGTGGATGGGATTGTTTACGCCATTATGAAATATTAGCAAATAGATGTGTCCCTTTATTTATTGATATTAATGAATGTCCTATAAATACTCTGTTTTTACTTCCAAAAAATTTATTATTTGAAGCAAATGACTTATACAATAATAAATTTGCTAATAAAAAAATAAATGAACTCACTATAGAAGATATAAATGAGTATGCTATTTTACAAAATAAATTCTTAGAATATACAAAAAATTATTTAACTACAGATAAAATAGCAAAATATATATTACAAAAAACAAATTATGAAAATGTAAGCAAAATATTATATTTGTCGGGAGATGTCGGTCCTGATTGTTTAAGATGTTTAACATTACATGGATTTAAATATGTTTTTGGAAGCGATTGTCATGATTATCCTAAAATCCCCCATATTTATAAATCACAAAATAAAAATTATTCAAATTTTTATGGTAAAGGGATGACTTATACAAATTTGTTAGAAGAATCAGTACATGATGTTACATTAGATACTAATGTAGTTGACAATATAAAAAATAAATATTATGATATTGTAATATATGGTTCTTATCATAGAGGAATGCCATATTATGACTTGATTTGTAGTATATATAAGCCCAACGAAATTATTTTACTATGCGGTGAAGATTTAAATGGTTGTAATAGTGATCATTGTCATTTTGTAAATAAAGAGCACTTCGTATTTGTACGCGAAATGTAATTAGCTTAATTCAGGAATACTAATTCTGAAATATGGTCTATGACTATCAAACACAGTATTTTGCGGAGCAACAGTTAGGATTAAATCGACACTATATAAAGTTCTAATTTTGTTAGTTATATGTGCTAAATCACTATTTATGGCATCTAATAGTTCGTGCACTACGCTAATTCTGTAAGTGGCCAAATATTCAAGTGACCGGTTTAATTCTAAAATATAGTATGTTAATACATCATATACATGAACATTCGTTACTTCGGGAGTATATAGCGGTTTATCTTCGGGTTGTACATCATAATATCCAGCAAAATCCCATAATTCATTTTTATATTTTTGCTTTCCTACTTCAGTATGATGCCATACATCTCTAAAGCGTTGTAATTCTCCTTTTAAATTAGGTTCGTCGTGTTCAATAGGAAAATGTCTAATATTAGTAGCATATGTAGTCCTGTAAAATACAGGTCGATGCTTACTAGCACTAACAATGCTATAATAAGTAATCATTATTTTTGTAGTATGCTTTATTGCCCAATATGCTTTATACGCATTTATAAGAGGGTCAAAAATTATATTTTTGATTTTTTTAGTTATAAACGCATTATACGATTTAAATTTTTTTGTTTTGCTTGGAAAAACATTTGCGATGCCTTTGCTATAGTTAGAAGTTCCACTATAACTTCCACGAGTTGTTAATTTTTGTCCGGTTAGCTCTAAAGCATTACTCAAAAAATCAAAATCTATTATAAAAAATTTGTTTGTTGTCAATACTTGTTGTAGTTCATAATCAGGTATACGCGACAAAATATAGTCATCATTTCTTCGCCGCTTAGTAATTTTCAAAAAATTGGCAAATAATGTTTGTAAAAAGTGCTTAGGGTATTCTTGAAGTTCGGCATCTTTTTTTAAACTATATATGCTGTCTACTAAGTCTGTTTCTCTAAGAGTACCCATTACTTTTACTAATGGATAATTGTATTCGTAACCTCTAGGCACAGTTTGTTGAAATGGATAATTATAAATGGGTAATGGTGTTATTTGAAATGGTTGTTTTGGTTGTTCTGCCAGTTCTTTTACAGCCAATTCTTTTTGTGTTATAGCATCTTCAACACTTTGTCTAGGTAAATTGGAAAATATATTTTTTAATGTAGCTTGTTTTTGTTTATTAGTAAGAGTGGCTAATTTTTGTTTAAGCAAAAAAGGAACTATTTCGGCTTTTCCTTTTGCTTTTGCATTTTTTCTTTTTTTTGTTAAGTGTTTCTTTTTTAAAGGCATAACTATATATATTATATATTATAAGATTATATATAATATAAGATAAAACTCTATAAAACTAAAACTAAAACTAAAACTAAAACTAAAACTAAAAACTAAAAAGACTTTGCTCGCTTAAGAGTTTTAACCCTTGATTGT